CAAGGCTGTCAGGTCTTGTAACCTGTTCATGGCCTCACAGGACATGTAGACAAAGTTTTAACAATTATTAAAGAAAGTACAAATAGTTTACAAAAAAAGTGTCTACATTTTTAACTCATAATAGCTTAACTATCAACAATTTACAAAAATATTAACAAAATTTTAACACTTTTTAAATGGCAACAATAAAAATCAATAAAACACCATATGTTTTTAGATATAAAATATCCGAGTTGAATTTGGTTGATTATTTCAAAATGATTGATATATTAAATACAGATGAATTTGAAACATATGAATACAAAGGAAAAACTAAGACACGACAGATTCCATTAGATAAAGACAAAAGAACTCCACAATTCATAAGAAATCTATATGTAGAAGTTCTAAAGTATTTATCAGACATCCCAAATGATTTTTTCATGGAACAGGAGCTTGTGAATTATCTCTTGAGTCTTTTGAATCCTACATTGCTACAAATATCAAAAATACAACCATTAGAAGAGTTTGAGACAAAAGGAGGTTTCATATTAAACCATATATCAACATGGAATTTTAACAAATGGGTTATCATAGAAACTTTCACAAGATACCAAGAAGGAGAATTGAACCAGTTAAAATTAATCCCTACAGTCTTAGACAAAGGGCAGTTTGATAAATATTTAAAGCATTATCAAGAAGCATATGAGTTATTTTGTGTTCAAGAGAAGTTAGAATATTCTTTAGCATTATATTTATATCTAAAGAATATTCTTGATTACGTAAGAAGTAAGCATAACTTCATTTACAATGATTCTGAATCAACAGATAACAATGGTAATCTAAAGAATCACAATAAAATCTTTGGATGGTCTGATACAATAAGGATGTTGGCAGAGAAAGGTGTTTTTGGAACATATTTACAAGTTAAAGAAGCACCATTATTAGAAGTTCTTGAATATTTAAATATTAGCATATCACATGATATTGCTTACCAAAAAGACATGATGCAAAATAACAAATAATGGAATTAGAAAACATAATAGAAGTATTTAGACAAACTGCATATCGACACGTAAAAATTAACGGGTTCTATACTGGATTGAAATCAAATATTAATGATACAGATATAGAATACCCTGCATTAAGAGTTGTATTTCCACACAAATCAACCATTGATGATGAATTTATAACATACGAATTTAAATTAAATCTTTTGATTCAAACAGTTGATGTTAACACAGGTTCTAATGAATATCAGTTGAACATAAACTATGAAAATGAGCAAAATGATGGAAATGAAATATATGATGAATTGTCATATGAAAATCAAATGAGAGGTCAAGCCATGAAAATTATGGCTCAATATTTGAGAGGATTAGAGATAGCTGATGAGAATGGCGAGTTAGGAAGATTTGAAATACAAAAGAGTTCAATAATTTCTCTTGAGAGATATGCAAATGACAATGTGACAGGTGTTGAATTATCATTAACAATTAGAACTACCAACACATATTTTTGTGAAGCATATGAGGATAATACAGATGTATGGAGAGATAAAACAGGTGAAATCATAAAAACTCCATCGGAATTGTATTGTCCACCTGAAGAATTTATACCCAAAAGATATGGTTTGTCTTTCAATGGGATTAACCAAGAGGTTAGAACTTCACAGTCAACAGTACAAGTTTATGACAATGAATGGACATCACCACAAACTATTGAAGCTTGGTTAATCATTAAATCAGGATTGGTTAGAACAGTAGTTTGTTCAAAAAATGAATTCTTCGCAGGGTACATATTTTTAGCAGGTACAGATGGGACTTTACGTTATCAAATTAGAGCAAACAACCCTTTCAATCTATTTGATTCATATTCTGTGGCAAAAGCTCCTTTAGATGAATGGTTTCATGCAATGGTAGTATATGATGGTAGTGGAGATGGTTTAAATGGTGTAAAATTTTACATCAATGGAGTGCAATCTTCTTTACCAAATGATTGGTCACAAGGGCAATTTGTTACACAAGGAAGTTCATTGAATAATAACCTTTTTGAAATAGGTAGAATAAGCGCATTTAGCATCTACGGAAAACAAGATATAGGTCATTTGAGATTATGGAATGGTGTGGCTTTGTCACCAGTTGAAGTGAACAGATTATATAATGATGGAAAACCATTGTATGATAATATACCTCAAACGAGTTTTATGAAATACGATTGTGGTATGGGTGATGAAAACGAAGGATGGTATGGTAATTCTGCTTGGATACTTCAAGAGAAAACAAAGACATCAAACATTAGTTTTTCACAAGGTATGGGTGAAAACAATAGAGTAGATTTTAACATTTAATTATAAACAATTCAAAACAATTTAAATTATGCCAGCATTAAACAGATGGTTTATAATCCCTTCTTTGGGATTGTCACAAGCAGAACGAGCATCACTTGAAGATGATGTATTAGGTACTTTTCAACCTGACACACAACGTTATTCATTAGACGGTTCTAAATATGTAATAGGTTATATTCCAACTACAGGAACACCTCAATGTTTACAACAATACAACGAATACACATATCAAGAGATTCTTGTGGAAATGAATTCAAATGAATGGTCAATGCCTTTTTAACAAATGACCTAAATAAACAGACAAGTTGATATGTAAAACGACATTCTTAGGAGTGTCGTTTTTTTTTTATTTGTCATATATTTATATTAAAAGATAATATGATTGAGCAAAAAATTATATCTGTCGATAAAGACAATAAAGGTGAAGCAAATGTCACACGAACTTCTCTTGTGAATAATCCTGCAACTCAAAAGGTATTTGCAATATTTTCAGAAGAAAAAGCTGACACAAAACTTGACACAAGTTTCAACATCATCTTACCGACACCTGAAAACAATCAAAAGATTGATAGAAATCCTGAAGGATTCCAAAGAATTATTAGTGGAGTATGGTTTATGCCTGATACTGATTATTTGAGAAAAGATGAAAATGGGGAAGTATTCACCACAAGGATTTCAAAAGACGAATTGAACCAAGCAGTATTAAACTACACTAAAAATGGTTATCAAGATAATTTTGATATGAATCATAACGGTGTGGAAATCAAGGGTTTAAAAACAATTGAAATTTGGCAAATGTATGAGAAATACCAATATAGTCCAATTCTTTTGAACAGTATTTGGGATTTAGGTTATGAATGGGAAGATGTGCCATTGGGTACTGTGTTTATGACAGTATACATCGAAGACGAAGAATTCTTTAACAACGAAATTTTAACAGGTAATGTTAAAGGGTTCTCAATTGAAGGTTTATTTAAAATTTTAGATTATCAAGAAGAAGACATGGATAAAAACTCAGAATTATTCTCAGCATTAGGCTTAGAACAAAACAAAGGAATTATTAAAACAAATCAAGGGAAACTTTCTATAGATTCAAAGGAAATTAAACTTGAAGAAGCAAAAGTAGCAAAAGGAGAATTCTCAACTGACAATGGTTTTAAAATTGTTGTACAAGGTGGAAAGATTGTAGATTTTGGTTTTGAAAATGAAGCACCTTCTACACCTGTGGCGGAAGCACCAACTGAAACTCAAGAGACACCTGTTGAAACTCAAGAGACACCTGTTGAAACTTCTGTTGAAACACCTGAAACTCAAGAGACACCTGTTGAAACAGAGGAAACTTCTACTGAAACTGAAGAGAAAAGTGAACTTGAAGCTTTGAAAGAAGAATTGGCAAAAGCTAAAGCTGAACTTGAAAAGCAAAAAAAGGCAACACCTATTAAAAAAACTGTAGGTAGTACAAATGTTCCACAAGATTTAGAAAATTATCTTGTGAGAAAAGCTGGGAATCAAACATATTACATTCCTAAAAGGTAACGACAATTAACATATTTTTTTATAGGGAAAAGAGTGTAGCTTTTTTACACTCTTTAACTTGGTGAGGTAGCTCAAGGGTAGAGCGTTGCTCTGAAGAAGCAAGCGTTGGTGGTTCGAATCCACCCCTTACCACAACATTTGGGGTTATAGCTCAACGGTAGAGCATCTGTTTTGCATACAGAAGGTTACAAGTTCAAATCTTGTTAACTCCACAAGATATTTTTTTAAGTACTTGTGTAATTTCATTCGGAAAGTGGGAGAATGGTTAGTCCACTTGCTTTGGGAGCAAGAAAATGCTGGTTCGAGTCCAGTCTTTCCGACAAAATAAGCCTTTGAAGCTCAGTGGCGAGCAACATGCTGTTAACATGTGGGAAGTGGGTTCGATTCCCTCCAAGGGCGCAAAGAATACTAAAGCCATATTAGTTTAATGGTAAAACATTTCTTTTGTAATGAAAAGTTGGGAGTTCGACTCTCTCATATGGCTCTAATAAGGAAGTGTGGCTCGAATGGTTAGGCAGTAGATTGCAACTCTACTTTATGCAGGTTCAAGTCCTGTCACTTTCTCAAAAAAGACGAATTATGAAAAAGAATAAGAAACAAATACTTGTTGATTCTTTAGGGAGAGGATGTAGAGAACAATATCTTGAAGATAATCCTCATGGTTACAGGAGAATCAACAAAATTCATAAGAGTAAAAAGAAATACAATCGTAAAAATAATAGGCAATACAAACAAAACAATTTTTTTTAACAATTAACATATATTTATATTAAAAAAGCGATGGCAACACAAATTAATAACAACGAATATTGCGGAATGTTAACTCAATCTCTTTCTGAGTTGATTACCATTGGTGCAAATGATTATTCACTATGGCACATTGATGCTTCTACTCCTTTGGGTGGAAACAAAGTACGTATGGCATATGTAGATGCAGATGTCGAATTACAAGAGATTGATGGTTTATGTTCATTCCAAGACCTTGGAGATGTTGAAGTTTCTTACATGAACTTGACATTGAAAGAATTGGGTACACAACAATCAATCTGTAAATCTGACTTGTACGCAACAGATTTTGGTTCAGCAGGAAATGGGTTTTTGAATCAAGAAGTTGATGCAGACCTATTGAACAAATGGGCACTTAAATTCAGTAACAAATTCTCAAAAGCTGCTCAACGTGAAAGATGGAGTGGTGATGTTACAATTAGCGGTTCTACAATGGACGGTATTGTAAAGCAAGTTAAAGCTAAAGGTGCATATGATGCAGCTACTAATCCAACAGGATACCGTCAAGTAGCAAATACAGCGATTACTTCTGCAAACGTAATTGAAGAAATGAAAAAAGTATTGGATGAACTTCCATTTGAAGTTACTTCACATCCAATGTTTAAATTGGTAATTGCACCAAAAGTTGCTGCTGCATTGAGAAGTAGAGTTATGCTTCCATCTACAGTAAACAACTTACCTCAATTGAATTTCGATGTAAACACTGGACGTGTTACAGATAATTTCTTCGGTTACAATGTTTACATGGCAGAAGGATTAAATTCTCCGCTTGTTCCAGCGAATAACAACATTGTCATGGGAGGTATCTTCGGTGAAGATGAAGTTTCAAGCATCAAAGCAGCATTTAACCGTCCTACTGACGAAAAAATGGTAGAAATTAAAGATGTACAAGATGGTGATTTTGTAAGAATTAGAGTTGCAACTGGACAAGACGTTTCAGTTATCCCTAATGCTTCTCAAATCGCAATGAATGCATAAACAAAATGGTGGGGTTTATCCCCACCACTATAAAAATATAAAGTAAAAAAGAAAAAGAATGGATTTATCTAATTGTTGTTCAGTAATTACTAATAACATCCAACAAGATTGTAGCCCAAGTTTAGGTGGTATGGAGCAAACTATGTTTGTTGCTAACTATTGTGACATTAGCGGTTACACTACATTGGCTGGTGAAGTTGTTACAGTGGATATGAAAACTGACCCTATTACAACTAATCCTTTTTACTTCTATCGTGTCACTACAAAGAAAAATACAGCAGGTGTATTAAATACTCTTGTGAAGAATGATAACAACTCATATTGGGAAACAACTGTTAACTTCACAATTCAAGGATTTAGCACACAAACAAAGATTGCAATCAACGATTTGATTAAATCAGGTGGTGCAGTAGTAGTAGGTAGAGATAAGCAAGGACAATGGGTTGTAGCAGGTTTAAAAAATGACGGTTTAGAGGCAACCGAAGGTACACTTGGTACAGATGTGACAAGAGATGGTTTATATGGTGGTACTTTTGTATTAACAGGGTATGACACAGAAATTTCTCCAACAATCGCATTAGGAACTGACTTATTTGTATTGAATGAAGATGGTGTTACAGTAGATACTGTGACTTTATCATAAAAAAATCAAAAGAATTTTTGAATCCCTATGTTGTTTTATAGCAGCATAGGGATTTTTATGTTTAAAATCTAATATTTATATTAAAAAAAATAATGGATTGTAAAGAATTAAATGGTTTCACAAGAAATTGTGGAGCGAATATCGCAGGAATACAAAAGGTATGGATAATTCCTTTTGATGAAATCAACAACTATACTTACACTAACGATGATTTAAATTATATCACTGGTTACAGTTCAAGTGTTCCTACACCATATTCACCTACAAAAACTAAGTCAGAATACAGTGCAACTCAAAATAGAACTAATTATAGGTTGTATGACCATACATTGACGCTGAATTTTCCAAAGATGGAAGAAGCAAAGAGAAATGAATTAAAAACTCTTGAAGGGCTTGATATTACCTGTATTTTTAAAGACAATAATGGTTTTTGTTGGATTATGGGGCAAGACTTCCCATGCAAGTTAGTATCTACAAATTTGGGTACAGGTGTTGAAAATGGCTCAAATGAATACACATTCACAATAACATCTACTGAAAAAGAACACATCAGAAGAATTGTATGTCCATCAGATGATTGTTTTACATCAATTGTAGTACAAGAGTTAATCAAAAGTGAATTTATTATTACATTCGCTTCATCATACGATTGGTTGTTTTTAGAGTTGACTGGTGATGAAAACAAAATTGAGTACAATACGTCACCTCAATTAGACCCTTCTATATGGTTAACTGACCAACAAAAATATAATGATGATGTTCAACAATTACAACAAATATTTGAGAGTTTAGGTACAGTTGTAAATTTCCAAGTTACAATAGATGCATTTGACACCATAACAATAACTGTTTCTTCATCTGATACAAGATATAATCTTCTGAATGTTGATAATTCTATTTTAATACAGGGTGATGCACAAGCATTTTTATCTTTCAATGTGAATCTATCTCCACAAATTCAAACAAGTGGTTTAACCATAAGGTTTACAGATTCAAATGGGGTTTTATTTGAAGAACCATATGGTACAACATTGTCAGTGCCAAATATTAATGGGGTTTCTCAGTCTTTTACAGTGGAAAATTTGTTAAACATATATCCAACTGGAACTACTTTTAATTTAACTTTACCTGATACACCATGTTCAAGTTTAGATTTCTTTTGGCAATTAGACCCTCAAATAGATGTATGTACAATATCAAATGGATATGAATATTACAAAGGAAATACTATATCCATGAGAGTACCTTTATCATCATTTGATGTTAATACACCAAGATTTCAAAATATTCGTCTAAATTTCTTTGGAGATATTGTTTATATGTATCAAAAAATTGAAGATTGGCACAATGATTTTAATCAATTTGTGTCTGATTTACAATTACTTATAACACAAACTACAGGGGTTCAAATAACTTCTATAGTTGATTCAGGAAATTATGCTGATATTACTCTTGAAGTTGACGGTATAGACGTAGATGTAGAGAATCCTTTTTATGATACATATGCAAGAGGATACATAAACAATAATAATACAGATTTTGGGTATAGACAATCATATAATATAGTTCATAAAACAAATGCGCCATATCCATCTTTGGTAACAATTTCAAATGTTAGTGGAGATACTATTAGTGGTGAAAACTTGAATAACATATTAAATAACAATGGTTTCACTCTTGATAGCATTGGAGTTAGTCAAAACCAAAGCATAGATAATGTATCTATAAGGTATTGTCATTTAGACCCTTATGAATACAGTGAAGCTTCAGAATGGACAATTGATGTTGATTCAGAGCAATGTTTAATATTACCTGAGGTGTTTTCTAATGAAAAATGTATTGACCAAGGAGGATATTATGATTCAACAAACGTGAATAGTGTTATAACATTGTTTTTGGAATGCGGTACAGGTTCTACAGAACTTGGGTCATCATTTACTTTAACTGTTGATAATAATAACACAAATATCGCTTCAACTTATAACATCAATTTGCTTTCACCAGTAACTCCAAGTGAAAACCATCATCTATTGACAAATTATTTGAATCAATTGGAGGATTTCAGAGTGTTACACATGGATTATAGCCCTGTAGAAAGAGCTTATAGAATTCATTTATCATTTAGTTATGTTGATGTTTTAGATTTTACAGATATGTACGGTAGGCAATTTACAATTACTGATGAACAAGAAATTTATTTCAATAGAATTTTCACATTCGATGGTATAAACAGAACGCATCCGTTACAAGAGTTCCAATGGACAAACATACCTAATGCAGAGGTGGAGACAGATAATGTTGATGATACATATGGATATTGGTTTAACTCATGTGAATCAATTGATTCTTTTCAGTTTTCATGGGATAACTCAGCTAAATTATCATTAATTAAAAAAGATTTAACTTCTGATAATGAGATTTACACGCTAAGTTTCCATCAGTTTTACCCAAATCCTACGAATGCTCTCGTTTCTTATGATTTAACAGGAAACACAAGACTTGTTACCACTTTAGATTCTGATTTGTCTGCTGCTGGAGTAACAAGAAGTGATGTTAATTTTGTTTTATACACAAATGAGGTCGGATGGGGTTATGTAAATGAAGTATCATTATTAGAAGTGACAAGTAGAACTTTTTCAGAGAGTTTTTGTAAACCTGTCATATGGGGAACTTCTCAAAGATTGTTTTATATTGGAGATAATGTCACAGTAACACCACCTGCTGTTAAAAGCCAAGTGTGTATTTAATTTTTATGTGACATATTTATATTAAAAGATATGGCATTAACAACAGAAATAACAGCAAAATTATACGAACCAATAGGGTTAATCGGTCAAAACCCTATTGGTTTCATTGATTTCACAAAAGCAGAATTACAAGGCAATGGAAATATACAAACTGTCAATAGAACTTTTAGTTTCCCTGCCGACCCTGTAATTAACGGTATCACAAATCCTACACTTGGTAAACTTGCAATTGTAAATCAAACAGATGTTGAGGTGACAGATTACCTTGATACCATTTTTACAGACCCTACAAAAACTTATCTTGCTAAGACATATATTTTATGCGTTTCAAGAAAATCAAAAGCGATTACTGGTGCATTAGATGTAAACAGTTCATATGTTGATAGAAACGATTATTTTTATGTCGATGTAAGAATTAATATAAGCGTAACATAATGAAAACAGAAAAATATTCAAGATTAGCTGGAATTGGTTTGCCTGTAGTTAGAACATATATGAACGAAAACGGTTTCAAATATGTTCCTTACAGTGGTAATGGTGTATATAGTGGTAAACAAAACACTTACCCTTCTACATTGAGCGACCTTGTGGCTAATACACCTACACATGGAGGTGCAATATTAAGAAAACAACAATTAACCTTTGGAGAAGGAGTTAATTATGATATTCTTCCAACAGACATATTGAATTTTTGTTTAAATATTAATGATAATATGGAAACAATTAATGATATAATTAAAAAAATATCATATGATTTAGTAACATTCGGAGGAATTTCATTAAAAGTACATTGGAATCACGATAAAACAATTAATTCTATTGAACATGTTCCATTTAAGAACGTTAGATTAGGATACCCTGTTAATGGTAAGATTGTAGACTATGTTATTAGTAACAATTGGGATATAACATTACCACATGATTTGAAATATGTGTACAAAATTAATAAATACAACCCTGATTTAATTAAAGAAAGTAAGATTGAAGATGGAGAGTTAGTTGTTGACGATGTAACAAAAGAAAATGCAGAGCAACTATTGTATTATAAACAATATCATGTGAGTCAAAATGACTTTTATCCTTTACCTGATTATGTTGGATGTTTGGATGCTTGTTTTACAGAATTAAATACTGGTATTGCAATGAATGCCCAAATATCTAACGGTATCAATGGTGCATATATTGTTTCACCTGAAGATGATACAATCATTGATGATGACACAAGACAAAATGTAGTCAACAGTTTATCAGATATGGTTGCTGGTGCTGAAAACGCAGGGAATATAACATTCGTTCCTCAGAGTATAAAAGTTGAAAAGTTGGAAGCAATTCCATTTGAGATATACAAAAGTGTAAATCTTGAAACAAGACAACGTATTATTACTGCACATAATATTCCAGCTATATTGTTAGAATTCAACTTTGGAGGAGGTTTTAATAACCGTTCAGCAGAACTTATGACAGCATTAGACCAATTCCAACAAACTGTGATTAAAGGTTATCAGAATCAAATCACAAGAATATTAAATATGCTTTTGATGAATGTTTCTAATGAGGATTTCAATATTGAGATTCTTCCTTTTGAATTAATATATTCAGATGGAGTGAAAGATATTCTGAAAATAACAAAACCTGAACAGGTTAAAGACACAACAGGTATAGAATAAAAAAAACAAGAAAATGAGAAGTAATGCAAAAGAAGTAATTGATAGAAAGAACACAGAGGTTTTATTCATAAAAGAACTTGATATTAAGGCTTTAACACCAATATCTGCAAATGTTGTAAAAACTTCATTGATACAGAATATAGTTTTAGCTCAAGACATGTATCTTAAAAAAATACTTGGTACTCCTTTGTTTAATAAATTAAAAAACCAATGGGTTGCTTCGAGTATGGATAAAAACTTGCTACCAGATGGAACTGGAAATATTCCACCTTTAGTTAGTGGTGATACCATAAATTATCAAGAACTGTATGCAGAAATATACAAACCATTGGTATGGCAATCATATCTATTGAGTTTAACTCCTTTGGCTATCAAAATTGTAGAAGACGGAATTACATTGAATTCTACAGAGTTTTCAGAATCTGCTGGACTTGTAGGTTTAAATAGACTTGTAAGTGAAGGTAAAATGACAGTAGCATCATACACAAATGATTTAGAAGAATACTTGTGTACAACATTTGAAAATAAAGATGAAATCATAGATTCAGAAGAAGTTGGTACAAATCCTTATGGGATATTTACAGCACGTAAACCTTGGCATAAAAA